TTACCCGTAATAATTCACGCCTTTTTTATCCGCTTTCTTCTTCCCTGATGCTTTCCCTTTCGCCGAGATATCGGTGGCCAGCGACAGATTCAGCGTAAATCCCTGCCCCGGTGCCAGTGAAAACTCCACCGACTCAGCCTGCCAGTTATGATCCTCGCGTACCCCAAATCCCTGCGTGATAAAACGCATTTCCGCCCCCGCTTTCAACAATGCGGGCCTGCAGGGCAACGTTATCGTCATCTGGCGTCCGGCTTTCTGCACACGTTTAACCTTAGAGTCTGCGCAGTGTTTTGCTGTGTCCTGATCCGGCTGAGTGAATGGATGTCGCTTGTCTGTGGACTCCACGTCCACTTTAAATTCGCGCGTTCTCCCGTCGCGAGGGTCAAAATATCTGACACCCACTTTCCCTTTTTTTGTTGTTCCTTTTCCGCCTCCGGATGCGCCCTGCCGTACCCCCTCCCGGTAATCCCAGTCTGACACCATGCCCGGCGTGATGGTCATTACAGGCGCATCCCTGCCGCCTGTACTCTGTGATGCGCCATACTCCAGAAATAACCAGTAACCGTTCGTCGGTTTACTGGTGGCACCGTACATCCCTGCAAGCCGGGAAAGCAGGGACGCATCCGATTCAGATGACTGCATCACCCACGGGATACGAATTTTTGCCAGCGCCGGTGAGACCCGTGCCACCAGATTATTTTCAGTGGCGATCGTTTTCACCAGGTCACCCAGCGTGACATCGCTGAACGCACGGGTTTTCAGTGCGGTCACGTCTGCGCCATGTTTTGACGCATTCATGGGGGCTGCGGTGGCATAAATGGTGATCCGACGGGGAGGACCACCGCTTGCCACCTGGCAGACGGTAAAACTGCCTTTATTTACCAGGTTTCCGTTGAATCCCAGTCCCAGCGTTAATACCGCGCCTTTTGGCGGCAGCGCCATCGTCTCACTGAACAGGGTTATCATCAGTTCATCGGAGCGCTTTGTGGCAGCACCATTATCGGTATAACGCAGTTCAGCCAGCCCCCGCTTTATGGCCTTCGTGATATCCTCACCCTCTGCTGTCAGGCTGAAATCAGGCAGATATTCATTCAGTCCCATAACTGAAACGTCTCCTTTTCCTCCGGTTCATACACCCAGTCCGGCAACACGATTTCCACACCTGCCGGATATACCGGACCAAGGTCAGCCAGTCCCGGATTGGCCTCCAGCACCGCCGCCAGTGACTGGTTAACTCCGGCGCTGCCATAGTGTCTCTGACAGATATCATCCAGCATATCGCCGTCAGTGGTCCGCCAGTTTTTCGCCATAGTATTTCAGCTCCAGTGTGAACGTTTTGTTCTTCGGCGCACCGCCGGGAAGAAAGGACGTGGTGTTATCTGAATAGGAGGTTGCAACAAAATACCCCATCACATCACCTGTGCTTGAGACCAGAAGGTACGGTGCCGGATTGTCATCCACCATCTGAACCAGTGTATCAAGGGCATCCATTCCCACACCGTCACGAAATCCTGCATGCACCATACCTTCAAGGGTTATTGCTCTGGCTCCCTTGCCGGTATACTGCAGCAGGTCGTTTTTTCCGATAAGCTGCTGTTCATCCCACCGCCATTCCATGGTGCGCTTCATGGCGTTATACGCTGCCGTATCGATACTGAATTCAAACTCACCAAACGACAGCATGACGCGGGAAGCCACCTCCGTTAATGAACCCACTGCATCCCATGCTTCACGCTCAAGCCGGTTTACACCCCAGCCCAGTAAATCCACCATCTTCACCCCCAGGATTCATAACCATCAGTCATACGGGAACGCTGACCAAAATGAATATCCCCCAGATTTTTCGTCACCCTGTCTGCCAGTTGTCCGGCATCCTCGCCAGATTTCTGGGTGATGTTAAATTCGGCCCGTATCTGATATGTGGGTTTTACTTCCACCTTGCTGATACTGCCGGGTGTATACTGGAGGGCTGAAAGGCGATCAGGATTTTCCTGTCCCTGACCTGCCGCAGGAAGTCCGTCAATGTAGGTGCGGGATTTCTCTTTTATCGCCTTAAAATCAGGTTCTTCCTTCGGTCCCAGCAAAGGGTCGAGAAATGCATCAAACTTTTTATCGTCATGATTCCAGGGGAAATAACCGCGGGTGTCTTTATAGGCCTGTACAACCTGTTTCGTCAGGTCCGGATTTTGCCTGATAAGTTCATCAAACCATTCACCCTGACCGTTTTTCTGCGCCACCGCTCTCGCCAGCTCCGGCGACCCCATTTTTGCCAGATATTCCAGCACCTCTCGCCGGTCCTCTCGTGGATCATCCGCTAACCCCCACTCAATGGCTTTTTGTGTGATTCCAGCCAGAACTTTTCCGAATTTCCACATCCATGCTGCCATGTCGATCAGCGCCGGCAGGGCATCATCACGGATAAATGCCCGGATTTTTTCCAGTCCACCATACTTAAACCAGGCCGCAAGGTCATCCGTCACCTGTTGAATATGTGGTGCCAGCTCCTTACCCAGTTGCCCGCTGATTTCATCAATGGACGAACTCAGAACATTACTGAGATTTGACAGCGCCATATGCCCCTGAACTGCGCCATCTGCCCCTGCCTTTGTCACCAGGTTATAGCGTTTCTGCTCACTGATAAGCTCCCGGTAAGTTTTTCCTGACAGACGCATCCAGGTCAGAATTTTATTGGCCTCACCACCAAACAACGCATCTGCCATCCCGGCTGCCACCTGTTCATTCTCTACCTGCAGTAAGCGATCAAATAAAAATTCGACCTGCTCCTGGTTGCTTTTTCCGGCCATCACCCCGGCTTTCAGCCCCAGCGCACCAAACACCTCCTGAATGGCCCCTTTATCCGTGGCACCATTATCATCGTCAAAAACCTTGTTCCGGTACTCCTCAAACAGATCACCGATGTTTTCACCATTCAGCCCCATCAGTCGGGCAAGTGAATCCCATGCCGCATAGGTTTCATAATCCACACCATAACTGCGGGCTATCCCTGCCCGCTCTGCCGTTTCCGTATTCCGGTTAAGCACAGCGGTAGTGCCCGCTGCCAGCATCAACCCCGAACCAACAGAAAGCCCAAAACCGGTTTTAAGGACCGTCCCGGCCCGCCCTTTCCAGCGTTCCAGACGTTCAGCACGAGCCAGCTTACGGTTAAATTTGTCCTGCTCTCCGGTGGCATCATGAATTTTTTTGCCCAGCTTTTCATACTGCTTTCGCAGTTCAGTAATATCCTGTCCAGCCAGTGCACCAGCCTGAATTTTTCGTTTCAGTACATCCTGCTGGCGTGTCAGGCGAGCCACCTCCTGTGTTGCCCCTGATAATCCGTGCTTCAGTCCATCAACCGATTTTTTCCACGACGGATCTATCGTGCCGCCGATCCTGATATTCGCTTTAAGGTTATCGCCAACCGTTGCCATAACGTCGTTTCCTCTCTTCCGACTCTGCCAGCATCATTGACACAAAATCCGTATACGGCAGCGCCATCACATCTCCGGGAGACCACCCGAACCAGGCACCAGCACGCCGTATCGCTGTCAGGATGCTGTCTTCTTCCGCCGGACCGGCGGCAGCAAAAAAACATTAAACTGCCGCTCCAGGGCCAGGTAATCACACGCTTCCATGTTCATCATGTCCGCCGCATCCATCCCGCAAAGACCGGCAATCATATCCAGGTCAGCCTCTGCTTCCGGTTTGGTACTCCGTCGATGCAACAGACGATCGCGGACGGTGGGTGCACGCATGGTGATGTGCGTGATCGTCTGCCCTGATGCGGTGACATACGGCACGGATAACACAATTTCCACGCTGCTGGCAGGAACACTGTTTTTTTCCGACATAAGCATCTCCTTTAAAAAAGAAAAGGCGGCCTGAGCCGCCTGAATAACCGGATACCCGGATTAAACCCGGATGATTTTTTTCAGATCCGACAGAACATTAACGCCGTTAATACGACGAACAAATTCCTCCGGAATAATGCAGATGGTTTCCAGACCATCTACAGCCTGACGGTAATAACTCAGCGACATCTCCACCGTCACCGAAGCCTCCGCCTGTGACGTTGCCGGGCGCGCATCCGGCGTGATACTGGAGATCATCCCCTGCAGGGTTTCCACCTGTCCGCTGGTCGCATTCCCCACCCTGTAAGCCTGGCGGACAACAATCTCCGGCGAATAAAGCCCCGCCTGTAATCCAAGCAGTGTCAGCATGGCAACATCGTAGCCATAAATCTTAAACGAGCAGGTCAGCGCCTCCATACCATCATCCACTGCCACCGGTGCATCCATTGCGCCGGTTTTGATATCCACTGTCGTGATATTAATGGCAGGCGGCGTGTATTCATGTGCCCCCTGAAGACGGATCCCACCAGGAAGAAATAACGCCCATGCGCGCAACAGTTTTTTTTCACCCGTAATCATACCGTCAGTTCCTCCAGCGCCAGTTTATTGTTAATCATCGCCCGCAGTGTCAGGCGCTCCAGTGGTGACTTCGGTCCAAAGTCATAATCGATATACAACTGCCCGGCGGCCAGGGTTTCTGCTGTGTTCAGTTCATCATTCAGCCAGGCACTGCCACCGTGGATCGCGCCCAGATTTTTAAGCTGACGCATATAGGCATTAATACTGCCAAGAATGTCGTCCGCCACATCCCTATCAAGCGGGCGATCGACATAAGGCAGCATGGCCTCCTGGATGCTGTCCTCAATCACATCTGCAGTGCGGCGTACCGGCTCAAAACGCCACTGACTGTGGGATGAACACAGACGGTTCCCCCAGTGCTTAAAGCCGTCGTGACGAATAATGGTGGAGATATTTTCCATGTTCAGCAGGTTTGCCGTGCAGTTCTGCTCCCCGAGAATAAACGTATCCACCTGCTCCAGACCGGTGATATTCATCACGTCCTGGTTTGATTTGGACCACCACCACCCTTTTTCGTAATCAATACGGGCACGCAGCCCGGCAGCGCGCGCCGAATACGGACGAAATACCGTCTGCCCGCTGTCATCCGTTACTGACACGCGCGGGCGCAGCAGTTCCACACGTCCGCCAAAGGATGCGCGCCGCTGAACCACATCCTGCGGCGTTGCCATTGAGGGAGAGTCGATATAGGCCACGGCCCGCAGCTTCGCGGCATACGTTTCCAGCGCCTTTGCCACACCATCATCCTCACTGTAACCCGTGGCAATGAGAATGCGCGGCTGATAGCCCGTCACACCTTTACTCTCTGTCAGCGCTTCCATGGCCTTAATCACCGCCGCGCGTTGTTCAGCCTCTTTCGCTTTCGGTTTACTTTCCGCACGCACCACAATCACCAGTGCACCGGTCTGGTCAAAAATATCTCGCAGGGCCGGATACAGTGTCCCGGCAGCCCCCAGTTTTCCTGCCTGAGTAATGGCTCCTGCCACCACAACCGGTGTATTAACCGGGAACGCCTCATCTTCCCCGCCGGATAGCGTCAGGTTGAACGGCGACACCACATTATTTTCAGCTCCCCCTGCATTCAGGGTACTGACCGCCGCCGTCACAGGTGAATCACCCAGTGCATTCACCACTTCAGTCACACGGTCCACCGTGGCGTTAACCTGGCTGTGTTCATCCGTCCCCAGCTTTATCGTCAGGGTTGTACCTTCCAGTAAGGCCGTGGTCTGCGCGCTTTGTTCTGTGGCCGCGACGGCAACCACAGAAATCTTATTGCCGGCCCGGCCTTCCTGTTTCGCCGTGAAATCCAGCGCCGTTCCCAGCAGCCACGAACCGGCAGTGCCGGAAGCACACACACCACCGGAAGCATCCGGCGCAGTCCCCACCAGGCCAATCACTGCCGTGGAGATGGTCTGCACAGCGACCGTGCCTGTTGTCAGTTCAATGGTTTCAACACCATGTAGTCCGGACATACATTTCTCCCATAAAAAAACCGCCCTTAAAGGCGGTCTGTTGATTCACTTTTTTCAGATATTTTGTGGTGATTCAGGCCAGGCAATATTGTCATAAGCGCTCTTATCCACAATGGCGCTGAAATCCATCACCTGCAGTTCCTTTGCGTAAACACGCCAGGCTGTCAGCTTTTCTTTTTCCTCATCACTGATGATTCCCAGAAGTAAATCCGTCTTCTTATCGGATATTTCCCGTTCGGCAATCGCAGTAAGACGTGCACGCTCCGACTCTGCCTGCTGCCGGTAGTCTACAGGGACCGGCAGTACTTCACCGTCTTTATAATACCAGCGGGCTTCAATACAAAATCCTTCCGGTAGTTCATCCACTTCCACAATGGTAAAACCAACGGGATAAAGACGGGATACATCTTCCGCCATGGAATAAATAATGCCGGTTTCAGGATGCGTGCACAGCTTGTATTTCTTCGTGAATTTATCCAGTGATTCATAAAAATCCTGCCCGTCTTCACTACGGAAATACTGAATGCCTTCACCATAAGGCATGTCTTCAGGGTAGTAACGCGTAACGTTTACGAGTTCCATTATTTTTCCTTAATTAACCTGATACTGAGCGCCATGCGCCATCAATATAAATCTGAGCCTGTTTGTAATACACGCCACCGATATTATCTGCAGAGTTACTGCCAGTGTCCTGAACATTAATGCCTGACAAAACACAACCAGAAGGTGCCCGAAACGTCCAGCTGCGCTCATTCCCACCAGGGTTGTAAAACACCTCACTGGTGTACTGAAAATTCTGCACGCCCCCTGATTTGGTCTGGTAACGGGCATCGAAATTTCCATAATTTGACGGGACCATCTGTCCGTTTACAGCGAACGTTATACTGTTATCCGTATTTCTCTGGCTGTAAAAATGCCAGCCGGAATCATCACCAAGCTCTGCAACTACAGGACGGGACGAATTGCCCCATAAATTAAACGTTGCGTTTTTCGTTGAGTTGTTGGCGCTGGATAACGTGAATTTTTTAGCATTTCCGGCCTGAATATTTTTTAACGCTGTCGCCACACCATTCTGGAAACGAAATACATGCTGTCCATTCGCATAAACATCCAGAATGCCGTCGCCGTTTTGTTTTATACCTGTATCGTTATCCCCGAAAGCAATTGAGTTACCGCCCAGCGCATTCTGAACACCGATACCCAGTGCGCCCTGCACCTGAGAGCCAAAACCAACAGACACTTTGTGCGACATGGATATCTCACCGGTCCGCAGATTAATAGTGAACGGACGCAGGGGGCCAATATCGCCATTTTCACCCTGACCTTCACTGGTAGGGATAAGGTGCAGGCACTCTTCCGAACGACGAAAAATCAGGCCAAAAGCTTCGTCGAAAATTCGCAGCGCATTCACTCTCCTGATTTTCAGCTCCCCGGTCATGGTGTCACCATCGCGCTGAACGGCATTTTTTGCCTTGTCCACCGTCGGTTTTAACCCGAGGTTATCAACTGCTTCATCTTTATCTTCCACATCGGCAAGATTCTCGCTGATGCGCAGATAGCGTTTATCTCCTGCCTCCTGCGTGATAATCACCCTGGACGGGTCAAGCTCCAGCGTCACATTCTGCGCATGCGTCAGCCCCAGTACCAGCGTCAGAATAACCTCTTTGATGACGGAATCTGTCTGTGCCGGTAAATACGTATCCGGATAACGCCCGTACGCTATCAGCGTGCCGCTGGCACTCACCATCCCCAGTTCACGCAGCGTTTTTCCGGGGTATTTTTTGCAGTCAATAACAATTTCACCACGGATAAATCCTTCTCCGGATTCACCGGCAGAAAGTGGCTCCTGACCAAACTGACCATACAGCCCTGTCATTGCAGCCATTTCATCCGGTGTTTCAGGCAGTTTCTGACCGCCACCATCACCGGTGAGCACGTGCGTGATGGTCACCACCTGTCCTGACTGGTAGGCAGCCTCAATCTCTGCCGCGCCTGCTGTCGTCAGTGTTAATCCATGCATCTGTAAAACCTCAGTCTGTCAGCCGGTCGCACCCGTAAAAGGCATTCTCTGCATCAGAGGGCGACGGAAATTTTGCAAGAAATTCAGATTTACTGCCGGTCACATTTTTACAGCCGGTAAAAATAGTCAGCAGATTACAGCCCGACGGGAAATTCCGGGTAAATATATCGTTGATATCCATTTCAAGCTGTTCACAGTTGCGGAACATGGAAGCCAGGCTGGATGCAGTCGTCGATGGCGTAACAATATCCGCCGGGACACGTTGTAACCGCACGCACCGGGAAAATGCGCCCCCCGCATGCTGTATCGTCTGACAATCAGCAAAAAGTTCATCCGGAATTGATGTTAACTGACCACAGGAATCAAACAGACTGCTGATGTTGTTCAGGGAAACACATCCCCGGAACAAATCCCCTGGCACGGTTGTCACCCGGTTACTCCCCACGGAATCGGTCAACAGATGATAAGCCGTTCTCAGGGAAACGCAGCCGGACAACATACCTGCACCGATCTGACTTAGTGACGAACAGGATGAAAAACAATTGTTGTATGACGTCAGGGAACGACAGTCGGCAAACAACCTTTCCCCTGTCGTTGTCAGGTTACTGCAATAAGCAAAAATTAATTGTGCATCCTGGATCCCGCTCCCCGAGAAAACTTCATCACCAGTGGAGGTCAGCGCCAGACAACTTTCAAATGATGTGTTAAAAGATTCACAGTTCACCGCACCAGCAAACAGACGGGACGGTATCGCTTTCAGTGCATAACAGCGACGAAATACACGCTTTGCTGAACGTATCTTCGTCGTAATGTCATCAAACACACCCGGCTCAATTGTAAGTAACCCACTACAAAACTCAAAAGCACCATCCAGTATAATTCTGACATTCCCGTCATGAAGCGGCAGATGGAACAACGTGCGGGGAACCCGTGTCAGTTTTTCCGCAGAGTAAAAAACGCTGTCAAAATTTGTTCCACGGGTTTCAGCAAACAGGTTATCCGGCAGGTGCGTCAGACCTGTCAGTGCAAAAGCCCGGGAGAAAATACTGGCCTGATGAAGTCCGTGGAATAAATCATCCGGCAGGGAAGTCAGCGCCCGACAACCATTAAAAACATAGTGGAAATTTGTTGCTGATACGGCTCCCGCAAACAAACGCGGGGGTAGTGCTGTCAGCATACTGCAGTTATTGAATGCATACGAAAAATCAGTGGCATTAACCGCGTCGGCGAACAATCCTTCAGGCAGGGAGGCAAGTTTCCTGCAACCACTGAATACATAACGAAAATCAACCACTTCTCCGGCACCGGCAAAAAGGCCATCCGGGATTGCAGACAACGATGAACAGTCACAGAAAAGATACGAAAAATAGAGCACCCGCTGACAGGCGGCAAACAAATGTTCAGGGACTGTTTCCAGAGCAGAACACCCCATAAACGCCCTGCCAAAATCATTCACATTTACCAGGTAATCAAATGCTCCGTCATGAATTTTTCTCAGCGCACGGTGCCCGTATGCAAACTGATACATACTTGTGCGCAGACTACAGACCTGAATGATCTCCAGCAACGGGTTTGATGACGTATATGTTTTATAAAACGTAATGCTTTCACAGTTTTTCACCGTCAGCATCAGTTCCGTCCCCGGTGCCAGTGTCCGGGTAGTCATAACATCGTTCCCTGAAATGGTGTAGTCCCGGGAATCTGTTCCGTCACCATAATCAATGGTGAATCCTGTTTCTCTGGGATCCACCATAAATAATGGCCTGCTGACACTGTCCACCCGGATCAAAACGCGGGTGACTGACACAATGCTTACGGGTAACGTGGCGGTCACACCATTAACCGTCATCACAGTCACCGTGGTGGACCCGAACTGTCTGCCGGTCAGGGTGATTACATCACCATCAACCTGTATATCAGCCACACGTTCATCTGCCAGGTGAACAGTGAAGGTGCGATCTTCAGCGATCAGTGGCAATATCGTCACTTTTATGGATACCGTTTCTCCGGGAGCCAGTTGCACACTGTCCGGCGACAACAGGATCTGTGATGGCATGATTTTATTTTTCAGTTTTTCCGTCGCCGTCACATAGCCATAACCATATCCGTTCCCCCGGCAGTTTCCATAAACGTGAATACTGAACCAGCTGCGCAGATTTTTGGCCCGTAGTACGGCATGTTTCAAATCCTGGTGGTCGCTCATCAGAACCGGCAGATCCTTCTGCTCCACATTCAGCCGGAAGGTATAGGGATCTCCCGGTGGCGTCTGCTCATACCACTCCACAATCTGCGACCGGAACGGACTGTCTGCCAGGGATTCATTCAGTGCGGCTTTTGTTCCCCTGTGACGATGGATATAGGCAGCACGTTTTATCGCCGCCTTTTTTTCCGCCTCCGTCCAGTGCTCATTCCAGGTATCCACTGACATTTCCCAGGCCAGCCATGGCAGCAATTCCGTCGGACATAAATCGGGATTTTTGACATAGCGGATCAGACAGACCGCGATTTCCGCCAGCATATCACCGGCGGTACTGTCCACCACCCGCTCTGCCCGGCTGGCGCTGACAGGAAGTATGCTTCTGATTTTGTCATTCATCGGTTGTCTCCACCTTGTTCAGTGTGACTGAGCGACACCATGGAGCCTGTCCCATCACCGGAACAATATCACTGACCGGCGATTTCAGTGCCACCGTGATCACCCCCGTCTGATGCAGGGCTCCGTCCATACCGGAGCAGGACGCCACAGAACCAATCCGGTGAACACTGTCAGTGTAGGTCTGCAGCGCCTGACGGGCATTTTTCATCACCAGTTCACCATCAAGCCCGTAGGGAATATGGATATCCGCCACCACATCGTAGGGAATAATTTCTGCCGCACGGACGCTGACAAAATCCGTCAGAGGTCGAATTTCATCATCATTGACTGACGCTGCCACCTTATCCAGCAGGGGTTGTGATGCCGTACCGTTTCCGGTTCGCGATAACACATAAAGAAAAACACGCCCTTCCTGTGAATGCGTTTCCGGCCCGTAGGCTTTCACATCCAGCACATCAGGATCGGCACTCTGTGCAAAATAGTGATATGCGTTTTTCGCGCCTGCGGTGCTGAGTCGTGCCCATGACAACTGGATACGTTCGCGAAAAGCATCATCATCTTCATACACCGCAGGCGTGGGCGGAATGGTGCTGTCATCTGCCGGGGTAATGACCAGACGTTGCACCTGAAAATTCGCACCAATCTGATCCAGATCGTTCCTGCGGGCACTGGCAAGCAGTACACCCCGGACAGCATCATTGACCTGCTGGCGCATCAGCGCCACACGAAAAGCCAGTGCCTCTGCCCATTTATACGCCGGATCGGATTCCACCATGGCCGAAAACAACGTATCCAGCTCCTGATATTTCGCCACTATCTGAGTGACCAGCACAGCGGTGTCCGGCACCTCCACCGCATCCGGTACCGGTATCGCGGACAGATCAATGATTGCCTGAGACGTTGCCAATTTTTATCTCCTCGAGTCGAATCGTTTCCTGTGTCTCGTTGTTCACCCCGACAAGCGTCAGCCAGGCGCTTCCTTCTCCGGTCCACGTCACCTCCACCCGCCGAAGGGTCAGGCGGGGTTCCCAGCGCTCAAGGGCGGTTGCCGTTTCACGGACAATCCTCACCCGCGTGAAATCATCCTGTGGGTTATCAAGCAGACTGAACAACCTGCTGCCGTATTCCCTGAGAAGTACCCGGCTGCCGACCGGTGTTGATAAAATATCGGTGACGGACTGACGCAAATGTTCGTTACCGTGCAGATATCTGCCGGTGGCTGAATCAATACCAATCATGAAATTTTTCCGAAAAAAAAACGCCGGTGCGGCGTTTACATTTTCTGGTTAGGTTTACGGGTGGTTCCCCCGCTGTCGCCAGGGTGATCATGAGTATTATAAATTTCGCGAATTTTACTCATGCTACCGGTTTTGTCGGTGATCTCCTGTGAGGCACCGATATTGCCAAGAACCTGCGTATCGGCATTAATCTTCGTTTTTCCCTGCACAGTCAGGGTATCCGTGATTTCCACCGGACCGTCCAGCGTTCCCCTGCCGGTGATTTTATAGCTACCGCCTTCAGCCAGCGTGATGGACAGGGCATTAGCCTGACGGTCGTAACGGATCTCCGTTCCGGTATCAAACAAAATAACATGCTCGTGTTCACTGCCCGCCGGTACCGGAATCGCGTCAATGTTGGCCCCCGGATACACCCGACCATTACGCAGATCACCTGCCTCCGATATCACCGTGACCGCATCTCCTGGTGCCGGGTAATTACTGACCTGCATGTAACGCCCGGACTGCACCTGAATCCAGGGCAACGGCGGCGAAAGCACATCTCCGATATCCACCCGGACCATCACCGGGCTACCCGGGATCACCTCTTCCACCACGCCGCGACGGACCATGTCCGCCACCCTGCGGCGTAACTCTGCCACTTCATCCGCCAGACTCATCGCCGGTGCCCTCCGCTTTCCAGATAAGACGATAATCCTGCACATGCTTTTTACCGGTTTCCGGTACTTTACCCAGCCAGACTTCCTGTAACGGCGCACCTGCCGGAACTGCAAACGGATCTTCGCCGACCGGAATGTCCTGTTCAAAAGAGACACGGAAAACGATGTAGTCGTCCAGCAGCCGGTCGAAGGTATCCACCTCAGCATCGATAAAAACCGCCGGGTCAACGTTATCCAGCCCGAACGTGGCTCCATCAATCCAGTCAGATAAATCCATTGCCAGACAGCGGGCAAATATCTGCGGTTTTGGCACGTTTTCCGTCTTCCCGGCCCGGTCTGTCACCACAAACAGATCGCATTTCAGCGTGACCCGTGTCTGCCCGTCGGCAAACTGAGCCTTGTCCCAGCCGGGTACATCCACAAACACGGCAGGCGTCACCAGTTGCGTCACTTTTTCCGGGTACTCATCGGCATCTTCCACCCAGGGAATTTGTTTCAGACTGTCAATCACTGCCTGATGCCAGGTTCCCATCATCAATGGTTCCATCACTCCAGCCCCTTAAATACCCGGAATTTCAGTTCATGCTCAAAATTTTTCAGGATCAGTGCTTCCGCATCAGGGAAAACAAAATCCTCTATACGGTTCAGCATGGCTTCATAAATATCAATTTCTGCTTCGCGCACCCTTCGTCGTCCGGATGCCTGCCGGACCAGTACCGTCTTACGTCGTGAAATGCGTCCGCTCCGGTTTTCAGACTCAAATTCATTAATGAAAGCCTCTTCACCTGACCAGGTAGTGACCGGTATTGCCTCCCCGGCAGGTTTAAAACGGATTTCTCTGGCCTGTCTTCGGCGTGTGGCCGGTGCAAAACGTCCCCGTTCATCGCGCAACTGATGGCGTTCACCGCGTCGCCCTCCACTGATACGTCCGCGCAGATCACGTACTTTGATGGCGTTCAGGCCAAACCACACCTTCGCCTCATCAAACTCATCACCGTTACGACGAATGATAAAATTATGCAGAACACGCTTTTTGATCATTTTCTGACTGCGTGGGGCAACCTGTTTTTTAAACTCTGCCATAGCCTTCATCCGCAGTGCGGACGCGGCTCTTTTCAGTGCCACACCCCAGGCTTTACGGATCTGACTTTTTGAACCACCCAGTTTAGCGATAATGCTCAGCACCTCATCTTCATCAATATCGACGACGAGGTTTCGTGCCAGCCGTCGCTGCCGGGCACTGCTTCGCTCATGCTCTCTGACTGCCATAGCGTTTACTCGGTCGGACAGGGGCAGCAGGTGTACTTCTTCCGGGTTCTCCCCGCGCAAGAGTAATGGTAATCACACCATGACCCGCCGTGCCTGACTCATCCCAGCCGGGATCGACCACCTGGTAGGGTTCGCCGTGGATCATGACCCTGTCATATTTTTTCAGTCCGGCAACCCATGCGCTCCGGGTAAATAACACGGGCGCAGTATCACGAATTTCGCCGCTGCCAGTGTTCATCCCGGTGTTATCTGCCGGGGCATCAAAAACGGCACGGATTTTTCTTTCCGTGCCGCCCGGATATATGCTGATTTCCGTCCCCATCGTATCCAGGATGATGTTATCCGCATCACTCATGGCCTGATCGAACAGATTATCAAACATCATTACTCCCGAATTTTTTCTGCCAGACCGTCCGCCAGCAATGCAGGAAGTGCGGCTTCATTAACCAGCACAACACTGGAGGCCCGGGCGAACATCAACATTTTTCCCGTCACAGCATCACAGGCTGGCATATGCGCTGTTTTCAGCATGCGCACCCGGACGAGTCCCCGCTCAGAATGCATCCCGTCGCCGGATGCATCGTTGTCCACCTCTTCCGCCCCGGTATCCTCCCCATCGAATCCGGCGGCCTCCTCTTCCCATTCCGCCAGGCGCTGCTCAAGATCGGCCTTTGAACCTGAAATATCTGCTTCACGCCCCAGAATCACTGCCAGCGCCTGAAGGCGTTCCGTCATCTGCTCTTTTGTCATCACATCTCTCCCGTGCGATAAAGAAAAAGGCGGGTATATCCCGCCCCGTCTTATTTCACCTGAACCACCACAAACGCGTCAGGATCCGGCAACACCATCAACGGCGCAGACTGTGTCATGGTATATTCGCAACCAGGATCACCCACCTCCAGCCAGTGTTTTGGATAACGAATTGCAGAGGTGATCCCTTCACTCAGCGCCTGATTATCCTGAATGGCACCATAACAACGGACGCCTTCCGCCTGAGTATTCCCCAGAATCAGTGTACCTTCCGGCAGATAACGCTGTTCATCCCCGTTTTCGTCAACATACGTTGTCTTCGCCACAACAATGGCCAGATCACCGTAATACCCCTTAAAAGAGACCACGGAGCCCAGATCTTTCAGCGCGGTTTCCAGTTCCGATTTTGAACCACGACGGGTATCCAGTTTTTCACGGAAAAGCTTAAAGCCATTCAGCATACGCCAGACCGTGCCATCCATAATCGCGATATTGATGGTCCCGGAGGCAAAATCGCAGTACGCATCCAGATCGTGCGTTGGATCAAAGGTGTCAGCATTCTGCTGTGACCATTCGCGTCCGCCAGCCTGCGTAATGTTATTGGCGGCAGAGCGCCCAAAATCCACTTCCACCGTCTCAAACTGTTCCCCGCTCATGGTGTACTTCCCCTGCAGAACGGCACTGACCGCCTGCATTTCTTCCACCTGCACAATCGCCTGCTCTTCCTGCTTCAGGTTGTCAGTCAGAATACGCAGGCGGCGGTAGGCCGGGTCATTAAGACGGGCCGGATCTTCCCCCGGAAGACGTTCCACTGCCTGCTGATAATCAAAGCGGTGTTTTGGTTTTACATAACCGGGACGTAACACGCGGGTTTCACCACCACGGCTGCGCAGCACTTTGCCTGACACCACCGGAGACACATACGCCGCAACCGGTGTTTTGCCGGTAATTTTATCCAGCATGACTTCCTGAGTATGGAAAGTGATCGTGCGACGAAAGAACAGCTCCAGAAACAGCGCACGAAATTTCACTTTCTGCTCGGTGTACCCGAGTAACTGACGCGTGGTAAATAACCCCATAATTTATTTTCCTTCAGAAACACAAACGGGCCGCATCGCGACCCGTTTTTTCAGTCAATCACTTCACCATCAGGCGTAGCTGATGGCACTTCCCACAAATGCGTTGGCTTTTTTCACCGCATCCACAGAATCAGGCCAGACCAGCGACTCAGTGGCAAATGTACCGCTTTTGTAGTACGTCAGCATGGGTTCTGTTCCGGCAAGCGCCAGAGCCAGCACGCCCACTGCCGTTCCGGCTTTCTGACCATCCCATGCCACCAGTTTGCCGGTGGCGTCATCCAGCATCAGTGGCGTCAGTGCAGGCGTGGCAGCACTGATACCACTGGTGGCTGTTGCGGTATGCGCCGGATCGCTTCCGGCAAAAATATGCACATCCGCGCGCTTTTCTGTGGTTGTTTTAATCATTTTCAGTCTCCTGATTTATCTGAATCACGGATAACGCTTACGGCATACTCATCAGCAGATCTTCTTCTCCGTGCCCGGCAGTTCCGCCTCCGGAAACCGCACTGGCAGCATGCTGTGCCATAAAGCGATCAAAAAGTGTTTCCTGTGACGGTTGCGATGCCGCCGGTGCAGCTGCCAGCAACGTTTTCGCCTGCGTCACCGTCATTCCCGGTTGTTCTGCCAGTGCCTGTGCAAGTTGCTTGCGCCCTTTCGCCTCCGGCAGCGCCATAATCTGATCGCCGACACTTGCAGAACCGGCAACCGGTGCCGCCGCCAGTAACGTTTTTGCCTGGTCAACGGTCATTCCCGGCTGTTCAGCCAGCGCCTGCGCGAGTTGTTCACGCCCTTTAGCTTCCGGCAACGCCATAATCTGATCGCCTGTGCCTGCAGCACTGGCAGCAGGGGCTGCTGCCAGAAACGCTTTCGCCTGCTCCACCGTCATCCCCGGTTGACCTGCCAGCATCTGTGCCAGTTGCTCACGCCCCTTTGCTTCCGGCAGCGCCATAATCTGATCACCCGTGCTGTCAGTACCGGCAACCGGCGCAGCTGCAAGCAACGTTTTCGCCTGCTCAACCGTCATTCCAGGCTGACCTGCCAGCATTTGCGCCAGTTGCTCGCGCCCTTTCGCCTCCTGACAATTCAGGATCCCCATCACGCGCTGATTTTCCTGGGCCACCGCTTCAGCAACGGTGAGATTTTTAACAGTCATTGCATTCTCCTTCGTAACAGAGTCATTCAGTACAGAAACCATCACTTCAACGGCATCTGCAGCATTAATCAGTTGATCAGCCAGGCCTGCATCAATGCCTGCCTGACCGTCATAAACGGCAGCCTCGGTATTCATCACCGCCTCTGAACTCAGCCCCGTATAAAGCGCCACCTTGTCGACAAACATCCGGCGGGCCTCATCAATACGGCGCTGAAAATCTGCACGCACACCTGCCGGCAATGCCTGAATACTGTTGCCGTCAACCTTGTGCTGCCCGGAGTAAATCAGCGTGATGTCCACCCCTTCCTGTGCCAGTTGTTTCTCGTAACTGGTGTGCGCCATCATCACACCAATCGAACCAATTTTTGCCGTCTGCGTGACCAGCCGACGCGTACAGGCTGCCGCCAGCAACATGGCGGCTGAACAGGCCATATCATTACACAGCGCCCACACGGGCTTCTGTTCCCGCAGGCGGTAAATCATGTCAGCACAGTCAAACGCCCCGGCAGCCTGACCGCCCGGGCTGTCGATATCCAGCAAAATGCCGCGCACATCCGGATCATTCACCGCCATCTGAAGACGGGCAGTCAGGCCGTCATAGCCTGTCATGCCGGAGTAAGGGCGCAGGGTACCCAGTTTATGCACCAGCGTGCCGCTCACCGGCAGAATGGCGATGCCATTCTTCACCTGGTAACTCTTTGCCGGACGCTGACCGCCCGCCATATAGTCAGTCACAGCCAGTTGCATACCATCAGCATCAAGCTGAACAGCCTGCTGAGGAACGGCAAGGCTGCCGGCCCCCATCTCTTTACCCAGCGCGCAAAAGAAAACCCGCGCATAGGCGGGCTCCAGTAAAAGCGGTTCATTAAATGCCATGGCGGCAATATGCGATAAATTACGACGCATCGCCTTTTTCTCCCGTTGTCTGTCGGATCTGCTGCTGAAACGTATCCTTTATCCAGATGGGGCGGGGAAGACCGGCGGCCTGTCGCTCCTGGCTTTCACGCAGTTGCTGACGGAAAATCTCCTGATAGTCATCACCCATCAGGGCCAGCTCCTTCTCGTACGTGCTCAGGCCACCTTCAATACGCATCACCGCCTCCTGCACCTCCTTAAGGCCATCAATCGCCATGCGGCCGGCACCAATCCACTCGGCACGACACCACCCGGAACGAGCCTCCCAGAATGAGAAACGGGATTTCGGTGGGCGGATCACACCGCGAATAAGGGCTTCCTCCAGCCAGCAGGCAAACATCTGTGACGCCAGACGGCTGGCCACAAATTTTCGTTTCCCCATAAAATACCGCCACGACTCATTGGCGGATGCCCTGGCACTGGAATAACTGACCTGTGAATAATCACGGGAAAGCTGCTCATAGGACACGCCCAGTCCGGCAGCAATGTAACGTAACAGCGCCTTTTCCAGTTCAGAGAAACCATTATCCGCATTCTGTGCTGTCTGCAGATTCAGTGAATCCCCCGGATAAAGATGCGGAATACGAACCCCACCCATCTTTACCGTATTGGTGGCGTAATAGCGCGCATACCCTTTCATGATGGTGTTCAGGGGGTTTTTACCGCCATCTCCCACCCCGGCGATATATTCAAATGCTTTTTCCGAATCCAGTGTGGATTCAATCGTCGCGGCATACATCGCCCGCACCACCGCCGACTGCAGTTGTGTTGCCTGCAGTGTGTCGAGCATCTTGAGGCGCTCCATCACGGAATAAAACTGGTTGGCCCCGCGCGTCTGTCCGTCCTCCTGCGGCTGAAACACATGGATCATTCCCGGTCGCCCGGAGGGCAGCGTCGCCGCAATCCGTGTCCAGTTACTGACACCGTAGCCAGGCCAGTCATCGTCCTGAACATGATAAGCAATCGCCTTTCCGTAACGGTTGATTTCCACTCCGGCACGCATAAAACGATCGCCGATGCCATAACCGGGCGTGCTGACGCGCTTCGGACTGATGGTCTTGAATTTTGTCCGGAATAATGACGTGGATTCCGTATCCCATACGGGCTGGACAAAAATTTCACCGTTAAAAGTATGGACCCCCACCCCTTCACGAATAAATTCGGTAAACGAGCGACGCCCTTCCACATCCATCGAACCAAACACCGGATCGCAATATTCCATCCACGCCGCCTCAACATCTTCAATAAAGGCATGCGAATCAGCTTCCGACATCCCCAGCCAGCGCCAGTTGGGTCGGTAACTCAGGCGAAACATGTGCCCGACAATATGGTCTTTATGAATTTCCACAGCATTTGCGGCAATACCGTTGTTACGGACCAAATCGTCCGCACGGGCGTTACCCAGCTGAATGGAAGGTAAGAGTGCCACATCAGCACTTTCCGGTGCAGGCAGCCATTCCGCAAGCTGCCCGCCAAATCCGGTACCACCCCCGGAATATCCCATGCTATGCCGCAGAGGTTGCCCATGAAGATCCACCAGTTCCCCGCTCACAGTCGTACTCCTGCAGGGCCACGGCGACGACCTGACATTCCAAGCGCACTTTCAATTTCCTCAATATATCGCCGTAATTCATTAATCGTCGCCCGCGAATACTGTACCTGCCGTCCGTTCTTACTGACTGAAGCCACAGCACGCCCGATCATCAGTTCATGCAGCGCCCGACGCGCTTCGCAAAGCATCTCATGTGTATAAATCATCACTTATCCTCCACTCAGTGCAGCCGCGATTTCTTCCAGGCTCATATCATCCTCGTCCTGCTCATCTCTTCGTGCCCGGGCCAGTGCCTCAAGGTCCAGCTGCCATCGCTGAACTGAAATACGCAGGGCAGCATAGGCATATACCAGGCAGTCGAGGGCTTCGTTGCGTCGCCCTTTTTTATCCCACAGCAGTTTCACCCTGCCATTAACCACCTTCTCCACCAGTTCTTCCGCCACGATCTGACGCGCCTCTTCTTCCGAAAAAATGTCCGGGTTATCCGGAAAACGGAAGGTATACGGGGCGGCTTCACTGGCAGAGACCACCGGCAGGGCAAAACGGGCGTACAGCATTTCCTTGACGGTATCAGAGCCCACCTCACACAAAAACACCCCACGCTGGTTGCGCTTTTTGGGCATGGTGATCACCGGCTTGCCGTACACCGATGCTCCTTTAATGGGAAGCACAAAAAAAGTTCCGTGTTTTCTGGAACGCTGATACACAATGTCCTGGTCGATACCACCGGTATCCCAGCAGACGCGGGAAATGGAAATTTCAGTACCGTCAGCATGGCGGTATTTTTTCCGGATCACCGCATCAACACGTTTAAGGGTGTCCTCGTCTTCCGGTCGCCCCATGATAATTTGCTTGTCAATCAGAAAGGCTTCTTCGCCGGGAGCCCAGCCCCATACATAAATTTCATAGCGATCTTTCTGGGAGTCGATCCCTGCGGTCAGGTAAACCACCCGCAGGGGAACCTGCGCGCCATAGTGACAGACCTTTTCCAGCAATAACTCGAAACTCAGCTTTTCTGCCACAGCCTCTTCATAGGGCTCCCCGAGCGTGGTGTTAATAAACGTCTTGACGCCGTTCGGGTCCTTCAGCGCATCCAGCCAGTCGTAGACAATCTGCACCCAGGTGGTGAATGGACTGTACGCCGTCCAGATGTGGTACGAGATTGAGCGCGGTGGCGACATCTCCTCATCACCGGCGCTGTAAAATGTCAGGCCGTCACGCGTCCACATCCCGGTATTGTCACAAATCCAGCGTCCGTCGCTCTGGTCAAGTTCCGACTGCCGGATCACACAGCCATTATGTTCACACAGGTAATACACCGTTTCCGGTTTACCCTTCTCCCATTTCAGGCCAAACGGCGTCGCATCATCGCCAAACTTCAGATACTGGGCCTCCCCGCAATGAGGGCAAGGGACATAAAACCGCATGAAATGCGCAGATTCATTCGCGGCTTTCTCAATCTGACAGGAACCTTTGATTTTTGGCGTTGAGCCGCGTATGGATTTAGGCCATACCGAGCCTTCGATACGTTTATCGCCAAGCAACGTCGGCGAGCCTTCTTTTTCCACATCCGGTTCAAACGAGGAGAGTTCGTCATAGCAGACCACATCCACAGATTTTTCACGGTAGTTTTTAGCAGCGGCACCGCCCAGGCACCAGAAACCCACACCGGAGGAAAAACGCTTCAGGGTGAGTGTATTATCGCGGTGCTTTCTTCCGAACCATGGAGCCAGCTCCAGCAATGCAGGGACATCCCTTATCGTTGGCTCAACATGAGATTTCATGAAATCTTCTGCAGCAGAATCTGTTGGCTGAAAAAGCAGACTGTTACGGGATTTATGCTCAATAAAATAAGCCTCCACCCCCAACAGCATTTTGGTGTAACCAACGCGCGCCGATTTAATCAGATTAACAGTGCGGATCCGGTCATTTCCCATGCTGTTCATAATGGCGACCTGAAACGGCAGTGTTTCCCATTGCCCGGGGGTATATGAAGACTCTTTCGGCAGATAATAATGTCGATCAGCCCACTGAACTGTCGTCAGTGGTACCGGAATATTGAGAGATAAAAGCCCTGTGGCTATCGCACCGGCTGCATTAGCTGCCTTCTGTGCGTCTGAAATCATCAATCCACCTGCCCACGTTTTCACCGGCTTTAGCTGCAACATTGGAGGCTTTTGCGATTTCAGTTTTCACCACATCAAGGTGTGACGGTGAAATATCCGGATATTTACGCTGTAATGTCAGCGGCACACGTACAAGTATTCCCGAAATCTCCTGAGCCACACGTTGCAGAATGAAGGTAAACAATTCCGTTTCCAGCACCAGCCCTTCTTCGCGGGCATTTTTCAGCTCCTGTGCGTCAGCCTGTGCTTTTGTGAGCCGGTAGCGTTCATAGTCAATGGTGCCGGGTTGTAAATCTGATTCTGCAGCCGCACGCAAATCTTCCAGTTCCTTGCGGAGCTTTTCGTTTTCGATATCTTTTTCCCGCTGCGCATACCACTCAATGGCTTCTGCAGTATTGAACATGGCCTCGATACCTTTGCCTCCCCCCGACAAAACTCTCAGCCCCTGACTTTGCCAGCCAGTGATTGTTCTGACATCGCACTCAAAAATCTCCGCCAGTTTCTTTTTGTTAACCTTCACGGCACATATTCCTCACAAAAAGAAGAAAGGATCTCAAAACGCTTTTTTCAGCGAAAAATCACCGCTGCCAGATCCTTTCTTTTTTTCAAGAAAACTCTATTAAACAACAGGTTAGCCAGAAGAAGAACGGATCTGCTTTTTCCCTGAAAATTTTCATAAATAGCGCGTTTTTGCGCGTACGCGTACCCTCGGTGTTTCAGATTCCGGAAAGGACCCGTGAAAATGGGAGCGATTATCATTTACACGCACTCTAACACCTGCATTATCGCAGCCCCTCACACTGAAGGGCTGCTGTAATGTCTGTTACTCAGTAACGACTGCGCCTTCCGGTAATTTCATACCTGCAAATACCGGACAACCAGGATGACGATCATCTTCTGTTGCTTCCAGCATTGACTCACCAAACCACTCCGTTGTGGCACGACCATCAGCAGCTTTGTAGTGGATCAAGTACTGGTTTTCGCCATCCGCATACTGCGCGCGGGCTTTAACCTCACCCCATTCATCACTGATGCGCATCTCCACCAGTTGAGACAACTCAAACTTAAACGGAGCAGCATCAGCACCAATTACAATCGGTTTGTTTTCTGTTTTTTCCATCATCGTCTCCTGATATCGAAGCCCGTCACCGCAGCAGGCGCTGATCAACATTTGAGTATTCGCGGCGAAAGAAAGAATTTATTTTATTGAATGACCGCAAACACAGAATTTCATGCTTTCCGGACGCTGGAGCACCCTTCATTTTTCAGCAAAATATTCTGCTCTTACGGGCGATCAGTTCTGCAGACACTGCCGAACACCGTCAACAATTTCGCAGACCTGAGAAGCCGTATCGAAAAGCTGGCGTGCCTTATCCAGGCTGACGCACCCCACCAATAAAAAAGGCACCAGTATCGCTACCAGTGCCCATTTCACCGCCGTTCGCGGCATTCTGTGTGTCCAGTGTTTTCGGCTCATATCACCACCAAC